AATTACAAAAGAAGCCGCTAAAGCAGCGGATAACATTTGGAATTCTACATCTGGCCCATTAAAAAATGTCAGGGACGCCATAGAGGGCGGCAACATGGAAAAATGGGCTGCAATTGCGCCTATTATAGAACGCTCGCCTGAAGCGAAAAAAGCAGTGTTTGATGCTGTGCGCCAAGTTGCATCTGAATTAGGCAGTAGCAAAGGCGTTACGCAAAAGTTTAACGAAAATATGCGCCCTGCGTTAGAAAAATTTGGCATGTTAGGTAAAGATGAGGCTAATTCAATAGCCCAACAATTGGCTGCTATAGAAGCTAAACGTGTGCCTGACAGTGAAAAATTAGGTATGGCTCGTAGATTGTTATTGCAAGGCATTACAGCTTATTCCAGTTCACTTGGTGGCCGCGCTGGTGCAGCAGGTTTTAGTTTTGTTTCAGACATACCTACCAACCAATTAGCTCCTACCCAACAAAACCAAAACGCATTGGCAAAATAGTGCATAATTAAGTTTTAACTAATTGGCAAAATAATGGATACTCAACAAATCATCAACGTTGCTCTCGGTCTGGTTGCTTTCCTTGGAGGCTGGGTGTTGAACAACATTACCAAGGCCATTGAGCGTCTTGACACGGACGTTAGAGCGTTGCCCAGCACCTACGTATCCAAGGACGATTACCGCCGAGACATTGATGACATCAAAGAAATGCTTGGCAAAATATTTGACAAACTAGATGCAAAGGTTGATAAGTGAGCCTTGACCCCGTATCAGCATTGCTTGACATCGGCGGTAAAGTCATTGATCGGGTGTGGCCTGATCCCATACAAGCCGCAACGGCCAAACTAGAACTTGTCAAACTCCAACAGTCGGGCGAGCTTGCTGCAATAGCTGGGCAGATGGAAATAAATAAAGTTGAGGCGGCAAGCGCCAGCGTGTTTGTGTCCGGCTGGCGTCCCTTTATTGGTTGGGTATGCGGCGCGGCTTGCGCTTGGAATTGGATCGGATTAAAGATTGCTTTATTTGCGGCTGCATATTTTGAACATCCTTTGAATTTGGCCCCTGCCGATCTGTCTGAAATGACACCTGTGTTAATGGGTATGCTTGGTATCGGCGGCTTGCGAACAATTGAAAAACTTAACGGCGTTGCGCGGACATGAACTTGTCGACTCATTTCACACTTGCCGAACTGACATACACGGATCACCGCCAGCTTGACAATACTCCAACACAAAATGAAATCAGTAACCTTCAGCGTCTTGCAAACTTTCTTGAGCAAGTCAAAACAGTACTTGGAGGAAAGCCCATCATTGTCAACTCTGCCTTCCGATCAAAATCTGTCAACGATGCTGTTGGTTCCAAAGATACCTCTCAACACCGGTTGGGCTGCGCGGCAGACTTCCGAGTACCTGGAATGACGCCTGACCAAGTGTTCAAAGCACTTATCAACTTGCCCTACGACCAAATCATTCGAGAATTTGACCGATGGACCCACATCAGCATACCCAACGTGGTTGGTGCTGCACCACGCAAGAGTAAGCTGATTATTGACCGCATTGGAACTCGCCCCTATGCTTAAGGATGTGGAGCGTTCTCTAGAGTTTCCACGCACATGTAGACCGCCGTGTACTGACCTCGGCTTGGCCCTGTCCAACGGTCAATGTACACGCCACAAACGGTTTTTAGCGTCTTACAGATAGTGTCAGCAGTTGCGCCAAAATGGTCTGCAATTTCATTGACTGTCAGACCATCTTCAGACACCAGTAACAAGTCACGTATCGCGTGGTGTCTGGACTTCATCTTCGTCTTTTAAAAGTTGTTCCAATTCTTCTTGCGTGATGAACGGAATGCCAAACATTTCTTTTTGTTTAGCACGGACACGCTGCTCCATTTCAATGCGATTGAACTCGTCGTCTTCGGTGTTCATGTGTTCTTCTCCTTGAGTTTGGCTTCGGTTATGAATACGGCATCTATCGGAACTTCAGTTGCAATGTCTTGCCGTTCCTCATCCGTCAGCCCAACCCATTGCCGCTGTGGTGGGGACGAATCACGAAAGCACTTGTCAAAATGATCCTCCCACATCTTGCGGAGTTCGGGGTGCATTGGCTTCTGCACAGGTGCTGGCTGTGGTGGGTGTGTGTAAAGCGGCTTGTACGTCCAGCCCTTCATCAAATGGCCTTCTGGGGTTTCATAGTGAATGTCGTCTTCTTCTCCGTACCCGTTGATTGTCATCCATGCCACAGGCTCTTGCTCTGGCTGTGCAAGGGCTTCTTTGATAGCGGTGATGGCTTGGTTGATAAAGTGTTCAGGACGACTCATAACTTGTTCGTGCGAATATGGGTCAAGACAAGTCGCTACGCTTCGTTCCAACGCCTCCAGCGCCAGCTTCAATGCTTCTTTAGTCATGCTTGTCCCCTTTTTCTGATTTCTTCTGCGTATTGAATGTGGTGGCCCTCATCGTCTATAAACCCATGCTCCAACAAATCGGCACACGCCTCACGCTCTATTGCTGCAATGCTGCGCTCGTACTCTGTCCACCGATCTGGCGCCCATGTTTTGTTACGCTCATCAGCACGGACCAGCGCGGCAAAGGATTCAAGTTTTTTCAAATCTTCTTTATCGATTAACGCAGGATATTCAAAAGCCATAAATCCAGCCTTTCGCGCCATCTCGATTGTCTTGTCAGGCTCATAGTCAAGCCCCAGTTCACGCGCGTTCTCAGCCTTTTGGTCAAGGGCAATCTGACGCTTGCGCCATCCTGTGTTTGTATCAGTCATACGCGCCCCCTTAGTGTAGCCAGCAACCATTTTTTTCCAAGAAATTTAATGCTACGCGCCCATTGGCGCTGATACCCGCGCTGGCCTGGGAACAGGCTTCGCACTTGGGTTAATCTTGCTGTGTTCATTTGGTTGCTTCCTTTGTAAGTAGTTTTCGATATGCATCAAGTGCAACGCGCAAATCTTCACGCAGCGCCTTGATTTCTTCTTGTTGCTCTAACACTTTCTTGTTTGCTTCTGCGGCAAACTTTGCTAAATTTCTTTGCTCCCATGTTTGAAAATTGTTCATTCTTTATATGCGTCATTCCACTCAGTTGCAATCTGTTTTGCCCATTCCTCACTTGTCACCACTGCCCCAGGTTTGTCAGAAAACGTCAAGCAATTAAAGCCATTACGGTTCATTACGCCCCACCAACCCATCTTGCCGCCAAGGTCTTCGGCTCGGTAGGGTGGGAATGCAAAGTATTTAGCGGGTACTGCGTTCATCAGTCTTCTCCATTTTCAAAAATTCCATTAAGTGCCCGTTCCACATCATTTTTTCCACAGGTACGTCATGCGGCGTGGTAAAAATCTTGTCTTTGTAGCGCCACGTTCGTTTTACAGTTGAAATGTCGTACTGAGGTATGGCATACCCTTCGTCATACATTTCTTGTGAAGATTTCACGGCCTTTTTCCAATCTTTAAAAGTTCTACACGTTCACGGGCAACGCGCAAAGTGTTGTAACGCTGGTGTATGCGTTCAAGCATAGACACGCGTTTGTGTTGGCTGCGTTCCTCTTGCAACAAAACCAATAAATCGGCTTCGCTGTAATTGGGCAACTCACTCTGAAATTTTCGCCATGTCAGCAATTTTTTTCTCCAGTTCGGCAATGTGTGCTGTAACTTTGTTGTAAGCCCGTGACGCACTGTTGTTTGTACGGGTTCGGATAGCAAGTTCCGCTTGCGCGGCTCTTAGCTTGGCTTTAAGTTGAGTAAGTTTTTTGTTCATGTTGGAAAGTTTATCACAAATAAATTATTTCTTCAACATCATTCCTGATGCCGTGCCGGGGTCAATGACAATCCAGCCGTTCTCATGGACTTCAATCAACTTTTCTTCAATCAACGGCCCTATGTACTTGCCCTTGTTTCCGTCTGCTGGTATTTGCGCTCTCAAGCTGTCCTTTGTGTATTTCTTGTTTTTCAAACCGTTGACCAATGCCCATTCATAAAGTGCGCTGCGGGTAAGGTACGGTGCGCCGCCTCGATCTTCTGCACCAGTGGCAAACCACGCACGTTCAAATGATGAAAAACAAAGTGAATCACCTTTGCTTTTTCCTTCTGGCGCTTCGCCTTTAACCACCACTGCACTGGTGACCTGATCTCCATCCTCATCGAACCAGCCGGGTATCGCTACAGATTCGAGGTTGACATAGACTGGCGCTGCCATCTCGGCGTCTTTGCTCTTACGCTGCACGATCTCAATGGACTTGTCGCCCTTGGCAGGTATGACGCTGATCTCAATGTCCAAAGCGCCACGCCAAGCACTGCTACCACGGGCACGGTGCTGGGCTTCCTCGCTGACGCCAGTGTGGTGAACCAGAATAACGGTGCAATCAAACTCTTGCATGAGTGCCGCGCAGGCGTCTAGCATGGTCTTGGCATCTTGAGCGCTGTTCTCGTCACCGGCCATAAATCGGTGCAGCGTGTCCACGGTAATGACACTTGGCTTGATCTTGAGCGCCCTGACCGCTTCCAGCACCTTTAAATAACCTTCGGCGGTGTTAAGGTCTACGCCTGATTTACTGACCCACATATTGAGACTTGTAACGCTGTTGTGGTGTTTCCATGCCGCTATCCTGCTTCGCAGTCCGTGGTGTCCTTCACCAGCAAGGTAAACCATGTTTCCTGCCCTAACTTTGTGGCCAAACCAGCTTGCTTTTCCACTGGCAATGTGCAGCATCCAATCAAGCGTCACAAAGGTCTTGCCGCCACCGCTAGGGCCATGCACCATGACCAAGGCTTGGTCCTGTATCCAGTGCTTCACAAGCCACGATATAGGCGCAGGCTGCTCTGAAAAGCCATCGGCATGGATTAGGTAGTCTGTTGCTATTTGCGGCTTTAAAAGCAGTGCCAAATCGTGTCCTGCTTTAACGTAATCATTAGCGTCACCTTCAATCGGCGGCATTGTCATGCGAACCCCAAACTTTGCGCTGGCTTGCTCGGCGTAGCGTTGGCCCACGCCACTGGCGTCATGGTCGGCAACAATGCAAATGTCCAGTGCCGGATGTGCTGCTTTCAAAATTCCCGTCACCGGCACTAGGTTGCTTGCGCTGTACGCCACCGCGCAGGGCTTGCCCGTTGTTTCTGCAATGGTGGCTGCTGTTGCAAAACCTTCGGCAATGTAGAGTGTGTCGGCATCGTCCAAGGTTCCAAGCATCCAAAACATGGAGCCGGTTTGTCCACCTGGGTGATATTTTTTATCACCGTCACCGGCAATGTATTGGATGCTAGAGAGTTCGCCGTCTGAGTTGTATAGCGGCACCATCAAACGCCCGTCACCTGTAATCCGTGCGCCATTGGGCTGTATGCCTTTGCGCTGTAGGTAAGGATGCTCAGGGCTTGCTGCACCTGCCTGCGACCAAATCAAATCCACGGTGTTAGCGGCCACTTCGCGGGTCTTGGCCTGCTCTGCATCACGCTGCGCTTTGGCCTCTGAGAGCCTGCGAGACTGCGCCATTTCCTCGGCTACCGTCAGGCTACGCCCAATGTCTGCCTTCCAAGTAAGTTCTACACCAGATCGCCAGCAACCAAAACGCCCTGCCGGGACGCCATCGTTAAAAATGATGTACCAACCCGGCTTGTCGTGGCCTTTCTCACCTTTGGTGCCACTGTTGAAGCGGTGCAACTTGCCATCAAGGTGCAGTGTGTCTGGTGGCTTTAGCCCTGCACCAAGCATCGCGTCTTTAAGTTGTATTTCAGGGGCATCTACATGCTTTTCTGCTAGTGGTGACCAAGGGCCACCGAGGATGCTAGAGAGGTCTGACATTTATTTTTCAGTCTTTGTTAAAAAGTTGTTGACACTGTATCACGAACCTGTGATATACTGCAAGCACGCTTCGAACTGAGTCCAGACGGAAGCGCAAACAGTAAGGAGAAAGCCACATGGCTATATCGTTAAAACGTACCAGCGGCCTTAGTGCCAACGGTGTTAAGTTGCTTGTCTACGGACAGGCTGGTTCGGGTAAGACAAGTCTGATTAAGACGCTGCCAAACCCCGTTGTATTGTCTGCTGAAGGAGGATTGTTGTCCATTCAGGATGCCGACCTTCCTTACTTGGAAATCACCAGTATGGATGACCTTCGGGAAGCCTATTCTTGGGTGCTGGAGTCTGAGTACAAGTCGGTGGCATTGGACAGTATCAGCGAGATTGCTGAAGTTTGTTTGAACCATGAGAAGAAGGTCAACAAAGACCCACGCGCTGCATACGGTGCTATGCAGGAGCAGATGGCCGACATCATTCGGGCATTCCGTGACATCCCAGGCCGTCATGTCCTAATGACCGCCAAGTTGGAAAAGACTCAGGATGAAATGGGGCGGGTGCTGTATAGCCCTTCGATGCCAGGTAACAAGACCGGCCAAGCACTGCCTTACTTCTTTGACGAAGTACTGGCGCTGCGGGTTGAAAAGGATGCCGAGGGTAACACCCAACGCGCCCTGATGTGCGATTCTGATGGCCTGTGGCTTGCCAAAGACAGGTCAGGCAAGTTGGGTGCATGGGAAGCGCCTGACTTGGGCGAGATTATTGCAAAGATTGGGGATGTAGCATGAAAATCAAAACAAAAATCCATATTTACTTTTCTAAGTATTCATGGGAACCAAAAGGCGAATACCTTGTTCTTTACGTAAAGATAGAGGAAGCCGAACACCAGACTTATGTGTGTTCGCAAGAGATTGAAATTGAAATTCCAGAAGACTTTGACCCTCGGGCACAGCAAATCGCTGCTTTAGAGGCAAAGAAAATCAAAACAATGGCTGACTACCAAAAGTCAGTTACCGAGATTAACGAACGCATTAGTAAATTGACTGCACTGGAGTACACAGAATGACTTTATATCAACGCTGGCTTGATGCCAAAAAATTGGAAGTTGCTGCGGTGGCCGAGCGCCGCGAACTTGAAGACCTGATTAGCAAAGAACTTGCAGTTCCTAAAGATTTGGATAGCACACTTCATTGCGAGGCTGAAGGTTACAAAATCAAGTTGGAAGGCCGTATCAATAAGAAGATTGACGCCGACAAGCTGCAAATGCTTGCTGCTGAAGCTGGTTTGTCTGAACACTTGTCCAGCCTCTTTCGCTGGAAGCCTGAAATCAATGCAAAGGTTTGGAATGCGGCTGCTGACGCTGTAACCCAGCCCTTGCTTGGTGCAATTACGTCTACACCTGGACGCCCCACTTTCACAATTACTAAGGAATAATCATGGCTTTTTTAGACGAAGAATTTAGCGTAGACACGCTGCCCGTTGGCAACAACAACTTTGAACCATTGCCCGAAGGTTGGTACAACGCCACTATCACGGGCGCTGAGGTCAAGGAAACCAAAGCGGGTGATGGCAAGTACATCGCCTGCAAGTACACCATAACTGGCCCGAGCCATCAAGGGCGGGTGGTGTTTGGCAACCTTAACATCAAGAACGCCAGCACTAAGGCCGAGGAGATCGGACGCCAGCAGCTAGGCGAAATTATGCGTGCCATTGGTTTGGCCAAAGTGTCGGACACCGACCAATTGATTGGTGGAAACCTTGGCATTAAATTGTCGGTGCGAACGGGTGATTACGCTGGCAACGAGATTAAAGGCTATCGCGCTTTAGGTGACCCTTCACGAAATGTGTCTGTACCGTTTAAGTCTGTAGTACCAAGCGCTGCGCCTGCCAAGGCTGCACCACCTTGGGCTAAGAAGTAAGACAAAAAAAGACCCCGCTTTTTAACGGCGGGGCTAACTACTCAACAGGAGAGAACCATGCAGATTCCCGAGCCAGAGGTTACCATAACTTCACTTATTGATAAAGCGCACGAAGCACGTTTAGAGAAGCCACGCGCCCATATGGGGGTTAGCACTTTAGGCCACCACTGTGAACGTTGGATGTGGTTGAGCTTTCGCTGGGCGGTGCAAGAACAATTCAAGGGCCGGATACTGCGCTTGTTTAGGCGTGGCAACAATGAGGAAGCCACGATTGTCAGCGACCTGCGGGCCATTGGCATGAGCGTATCAGGCACCCAGCGCAAGGTTGATTTTGGAAGCCATGTGTCTGGCAGTCTGGACGGCATCGGCAAGGGGGTGCCTGGGGCAATCAAGACTGAACACGTTTTGGAGTTCAAGACCCACAGTCTCAAGAGCTTCAACGACCTAGAGAAAAATGGCGTAGCCAAGAGCAAACCCATGCATTTCACCCAGTGCCAGGTGTACATGCACGGCACCGACCTAAAACGCGCCTTGTATGTGGCTATCTGCAAAGACGATGACCGCATTTACACCGAACGGCTGGAGTACGACCGAGACCATGCCATCAAGGCAATCGACAAGGGCCAAAGGCTGGCGCTGACAGACCGCCTGCCACCACCTATCAGCACCGACCCAACATGGTTTGAATGCAAGATGTGTGCTGGTCATGACTTCTGTCACGGTAGCAAGACCACCAAAGAGGTCAACTGCCGCACCTGCGTCCATATTACGCCATTGTCTGATTCAACTTGGCACTGCGCCAAATGGGATGCCATTGTGCCAACTGACGCGCAGCATATTGGCTGTGAAAGCCATGTCATTCACCCCGATCTGGTGCCGTGGAAGCGCTTGGAAAGCCCTAGCGATTGGGTTGCAGTCTATGAGATAAATGGCCTTGGTTTGGCTAATGGTGAGCCTGGTGAGGGCGTGTACGGTAGTAAAGAATTGCTTGCTAATGCTGCGGCTTGCTCTGACACTACTGTAAATAAAATCAGGGCTGAGTGGGACGGGAGGGTGGTGGGATGAACCCCCAAATTCCAACAAAGCCGTGCGTTGTATGCGGCGTTAAAACAAACGAAACACAATCCATCATTGGAATTGCACACTACAAATGTTTTGCAAAACCGGAACCACCAAAACCAATTTGCGATAAGTTGGCGGTGTGTCAATTAAAGATGTCGCCAAGTTGCCCTGTTGGGGTATGTAGATTGAAGGCTATCCATGCTCCGTGACTACCAAACCCGCACCATAACCGAACTCTACGCATGGTTTGAAGCAGGCAATGAGGGCAACCCTTGCCTGGTTCTGCCCACCGGATCAGGCAAGTCTCACATTATTGCTGCACTATGCAAAGACGCGCTGCAATCGTGGCCTGAGACTCGCATTCTGATGCTCACGCATGTCAGAGAATTAATCAGCCAGAACGCTGAAAAGATGCGCCAGCACTGGCCTAACGCACCGCTTGGCATTTACAGTGCAGGGCTTGGGCGCAAGGACTTAGGCGAGCCGATTACTTTCGCAGGCATTCAGTCAGTCAGAACTAAGGCCAGCCAAATTGGACATGTTGATTTGGTTATCATAGATGAGGCTCACTTGGTGAGCCACAAGGATGAGGGTGGATACCGCACTTTGCTTGCCGAACTGAGTGCCATCAATCCGAACCTGCGGATCGTGGGGCTAACCGCCAGCCCCTATCGTCTAGGGCATGGTTACATCACCGACAAACCCGCCATCTTTGATGCGCTGATCGAGCCAGTAAGCATAGAGGAATTGATTTTCAAGGGCTATCTATCAACCTTGCGAAGCAAGCTAACCGTCACCAAACTAGAAGTGGACGGTGTGCATAAGCGGGGCGGGGAATATATCGAGGCCGAATTACAGGCAGCGGTAGACACCAAGGACAAGAATGCAAAAGTTGTGCGCGAGATCATAAATCTTTCTACAGAAAGAAAATCATGGTTAATATTTTGTGCTGGTGTCCAACATGCACAGCACATCAGGGATGCACTGGTAGCGCAAGGCATCACTGCCGAATGCGTGACGGGTGAAACACCATCCAACGAACGTGACCGGATCCTGAAGGAATTTAAGGCAGGGCGCATCCAAGCCCTGACTAATGCCAATGTACTGACCACTGGATTTGACGCGCCTAGCATTGATCTGATAGCCATGTTGCGCCCTACTATGTCCCCAGGTCTTTATGTCCAAATGGCAGGGCGAGGCTTAAGGATCGCCGAGGGCAAGACCGATTGCTTAGTCCTAGACTTTGCTGGTGTAGTTGAGCAACATGGCCCAATTACAGCAGTGAGGCCACCACCTAAAAAGGGTGACAGGGTAGGCGAGGCACCCGTGAAGGTTTGCGATAACTGCCAAGAGATATGTCATCTTAGCGTTAGAGAGTGCCCAGCCTGCGGCACGGAGTTTCCCGAGCCAGTAAAGCCAGCCTTGAAACTTTCAACGCTGGATATCATGGGAATTGAAGGCATTGATTTAGACGTTACCGCGTGGACATGGCGCAAGCATTTGAGCCGCGCCAGTGGCAAGGAAATGTTATCCCTGACCTATTACGGGGGTCTATCTGACCTGCCAGTGACTGAATATCTAGCAGTGACGCATGACGGTTATGCTGGTGAAAAGAGCCGCAGGCTATTGACCGACATGGCTTATAAAGCAGGCGTTGCGTTAGATTACAGCGTGGCAGATTTACATGAGATGGCGCAGCAGCTCACCGAGGGCACGCCACCAAGCGTTATTGAATACAAAAAAAGTGGAAAGTTTTTTACTGTACTTAAAAGGAGTTGGAATTAATGAGACATCCCGAACCTGAAATCGTTACGATCTACCTCAATACCCTTCGAGCCAAGCCTCCCAAAGTATGTCACCTTTGCGACAATTACAATAAGCACGGGGTTTGCGATGAATTTAATGACGTGCCTCCTGAGTCATTTGCAAGTGAGCCAGATCAATGCGAACTGTGGGTAGAGGTAATTCCGTTTTGAACAGCGAACATTTAGAGCAAGTGCGCTTAGTGTCATGGTTTCGAAAGACCTACCCCGATACCCGTATCCTGGCAATCCCCAACGGGGGCATCAGATCAGCCAGCCAAGGGGCTAGTTTAAAGGCCGAAGGGGTGAGTGCAGGGGTGCCCGACTTAGTGGTGCCTGCGTGGTTGCTTTGGATTGAGATGAAGCGCGAAAAGGGCGGCACGGTATCGCCAGCACAAAAAGACTGGATCAGTTACCTTGAGAGCATAGGCCACCAGGTCATCATAGGCTGGGGTTTTGAAGATGCTAGAGAGCAGATTATAAAAAAAGCCCCATACGGGGCTTAGAGGGGCTTGAGTGAGTCAGAGGTCAAGTAGTACCGCCAGCATAGCCGCCAGCAAGAGCGCCAGCAGCACAATCAAGGTAGCACTCTAGCACATACGCCCCGAACTTGATTGACACTGTAAATATCATGATTATTAATTCCATCATAAATATAGGTCAGGGCTTCGAGATAAAAACCCATCTCCTCCCTCAATTCATTAATTTGGGCCTGAAGATCTGCCACCGTAGGGGCTGGGGGTGCGAAGGGTGCAAGAGCCTGGGCTATTGTGGGGTGCATCATACTTTCCACTCCTCAATAAATTCAAGTTCCCAATCAGCATCATTTATATCTACACAATTGTTTTCTATGTCTTTCCATGCAAGGGCTTCGGCTTCGGTCATGTCATCAGCGTCAACCATAATGTTAACGTAACTGGTGCGTTTCAATTCTATTTGGTAGGTTCGCATGGTAGTCCTTAAAAGGTCAAAATATCAAAGTAGGCCAGCCCTAGCAAGGTTAAGCCAGCAGCGATAGCCAGCACGGCTAGCAGATCCATTGCAGCAGCCCTGCGCTTTTCTAGGGCTTCCTGACTGGGTGAATAGGTGTAGTGATGGTGCATAATTTATTCTCCAATTTCTAATTCAATCACTATCTCAATGTGATGCAAGTCATGTGCGATAAGGTTATTCACTGAGTTGCAAACAGCAGCATAGAAACCCGCCTGGGCTTGCAGTTGCTGACTATTGCTGTAGTTCATTGCTGCGTGTGTCCAGCGTTTACTTGCTTCGCTGATGTTTTCAAGGTCTGCTAGTGTCATGCGTGAAAGGTAAGCATTCAAAATGCGAGCATGGTCAATTTTAGTTTTGGTCATAATCAAACCCCTTTAGCCACTGACAAGCCACTTACCCAAAAGCACTTACCCGACGACAATTCAACGTCAATTGTCCCGCATGGGTGTATCTTCAAAACTTTAGCAAGGTAACGTTTACCATAAATTTCAACTTCAGCAAAATAGTTGTTTCCAATTTTAGTCATGATTTATTTCCTGTTGGTTATAGCCTGCAAAATGCAAACCCCTAAGCCCTCAGCAAGGGCTTAGAGGGTGCATTAATGCGACATTATTGGCGCACGGGTGGCGCGGGAATAAATCCAGTTCTCATAACGGGAAAACTCAACATTACCGCGCAAGCCTTCGCCCGTCACCAGTGGCAAGTTTTCAGGGTTTGGGGCACTATCACGCACCAGCATTAAACGGCCTGGGCCTTTACCCTGTACGCTGGGCCTACAGTACAAATACAATGCTTCAAAGCTGCCTTGATTAGTAAGCTGCTGCGCTAATGCTCGGCCTTGATCGGCGCAGTCTTTTACCAGTTGTCTATATTCGTCATTCATTTTATTTTCTCCTAAGTTATCGGGGCCTAAGCCCCATTGGTTTAATTTAGATACCAGCTTTCAAAATCTTATCAGCCGCGCCGAATATACGCTGGGCTGACTTATCGCTAATCTCGCCACCAGATAACCAACCCTGAATATACCCGCGTGACTCAATCAGACCAGGCAAGCCGAGCACGCTGCACAATATATAGGCTACTGACTCAGCTTCTACTTCGCGGATGTCCTTAGGTGTACGGTCATCATCATGCATGGCATGTTCTACAGTATGACCCAGCACAACATGGGCCAACTCATGAAAACGTGTTTTATGGGGCAATACAGCAACTGGATTGATTGCAATATTTTTACCCTGAGCATAACCTTGGCTATTGCCATTGGGTGAGTCGAATCGAACTTCAGTAATTTGCAGGGTTTCCAATGCTTTGCACTTGTCCCAGTTTGGCACTGGAATTTCATTTACATAATCCGCGCCCTCAGTCTGATCCAAAGTGAACCAGTTGTTTTTAAGGGTGAACCACTGAAAGCACTCACCAGTCTTAGCCCCTGCATCGTCTTTTTTGCTGATGGTTACAGGCATCACCAGTGCAATTGCCTTTTCACCCTTTTTAACTTGCCTGCCC